ACGCTGAAAGAAATGAAGAAATGACCACATCAGTTCAATATATGGGTGAAGGGTGGAACAAAACGAACACATCAATTGACGCTCAAATACGTGAAGAATATTTAATTGGCATAATTGGCCAACCAGAAGTGAAAAGTAATGTATTTATTGATAGAGGCGTTGTGAGTGTTTTAGATAAGCATTTACGTTTATCAGAAGTAGAAAGTCTAGACCATTTAGAAAGATATGGAAACGGATTTTATAATATAAATAGAGATTAAATAAAGAATTATGGCAAACGGAAATTATGGTACGATAAGACCAGCCGATGTTTCATTGGACGATATAGAGGTGTTTTTACACTTCACAGCTTCACGAAACAATCTTGGAGATGCGCAATTAACTAAACTATCCACAAGCGAAGTTTTAACAGAGGTGGATAATCCGAACAATACCAATAACATTGAAGTATTTGGCGGTATGTATACATTGACATTACCTAGTAGCGTCTTTTCACAAAAGGGCTATTACACAGTAATGATTAAACCTAAAGAAATTAGAACCCAAATATTAGATTGTGGGGTATTGTCATCTAAATCAGAAATTAAAGGATTGATATTTGACACTGCATCCGCATCATTGAGTAGCGAATTCGTAACCAAATTCCAAAATGGTGGATTGGTTGGATATAGGATTGAATATTTGAGTACAGATAGCTCAAATTCAGGGGCTAAGGTTAGAAATTTCTTTAGAATCATAACCTCAAACAATAAAGTAGGTGTTGTTAGCGCAAATAATACCAACACTGTAAATAAATCATTATCATATAATTTTAATGATAACTCAACACTTGTATTTGCAACCGTAACCCCAAGTTCAGCTTCAAATACTAAACCTAACGTTACTCCTTATATTGGGGAACCAGGTCAAGACGTTATAATAACCAACACCTTCTTCAATCCAATTATGATTGAGATTGAAATGGTAGAGCATGACTTTGATACCTTGGCATACGCATTGTATGGCCCACAAACCAAATCACTTGAGGATGGTATTTACACTATTTACACATTTGATAAAGAAATTTATAAACAATATAACTTATTTGAAATTAAAGATGAATTTAATGGTAAGCCATTATTTGAAGTTAGAGAACCTAAATCAAATATTGATTTTACTAAAGGATTTGATGATATATCTGACGTATAATGGGTAAAAAAGTAAAAATAGTAGGCTACGCCAAAAGAGATTTCTACGATAATGGAATTGAATATAGGAACTTCTCACCAGACCTTGTAGGTAACCAAACTACTAGCGATATTGGTACGTCTGTTTTTACTGCTGGTAATTTTAATATCTCAACCAATCTTGATAGTAAAGTTGATAAACGATTTGTAACAAATGAGTTTGGAAATTTCACGTCATTGGAAGATATAAATATTGATGATACAATCAAAAAGCTATTCTTTGATAGTACAAAGAAAATGAAATTAAACATTGATAAAACCGATGTTTTAAATTATGCATTTTTTGGGTCTTTAAGAGAATATGTTCGTGTTTCACTAGAAAATATAATAATTACTTGGCCAGCATCTCTTTATATTAGACCGTATAGCATCGAGGACCCTACTATTAGCGGTTCTACTGTACTTAATTACACTTATGACCCCGTAACTAACAATACAACATTTGACATCCATACGGACCGTATAACGAATTTATTCGAAATTAATTACACAACGGATGGTACAACTATAGATACATTTAATGAAACCAATGATTTAAGAAATCTAACAGCCAATTACGCCAATTATGTAGTATCAAATGTACATGGAGATTTTCCAGTTGTTAACTTTTCAGGAACATCCGCATTGACTAGTACAACTATAAATTTTGTAGTAGAAGGCGATGCATTCCCATTAGTAGCAGATACTAATATATTTTATCATGTAAAACCTAACGCTGTTAAACGAGAGGAGTTTTTTACAAGTCTTAACGATTTTGAGGCTAATTTATTAAATAGAAATACTATTCCAATATATACGTCAAACTTTAAAGTTTTCTCTGAATCAGATAATGGGGCAACAATAGAATCTACCGAGAAAATAACATGGCCTGTAAGTGATGATTATAATATTGATTTTAATACAAATGATTATACCGAATATGTAACCAAATTGGTTAGTATAGCAGACGCCAACGATGATACAAAATCAAATTTGATGGTAAG